CCGCCTTAAACCCAAGGCCGACGTTATACATATCTACTTTTGAAGCAGGCTCCACATCACGCAATGCTTCATAGCCCACCGCCGTGTTGCGATCTCCGACAGTGCTTTCTGTTAGCGCCTTATAACCATACGCGACGTTCAAATCCCCGGTTGTCGTTTTTCCGAGAGCTTCAGCGCCCACTGCAGTGTTGTAACCAGACGTGGTAACTGCATCCAGCGTATTGACACCTATGGCTACGTTGTAACTTGAACCAGTGGTGGTGGTTCCAGAAGGATCAGAGCCGATATAAATTGAATTGATTTCTTTGAGGGCCGGGTCAAGGACGTTGAGTTCTGCTGCGGTTGATGTCACGGCGGTACTGCCAATAACTAACCCGCTTGCAGGAACAACAACTCTTGCTGCGCCTGCCAGAATAAGATCATCTGCGGACTCATCCCAGAGCATGTAAGCACTGGCGGTGGCCCCGAAGAACTTAACGTCGTAACCGGTGTCATCAGCGCCTACGGTTACTGTGCTATCAATTTGTACGGCACCGTCAATGTCTACAGCATCTAAGTTGGTCGTACCGTCAACGTCAATATTGCCGCTTATGTCTAGGTTTACGGCGCTAGTCGTTCCGGTCAGATCAAGATCAACCAATGCATCCTGAACAGCGGCACCTGACCCGGCTCCATCAAGGTAAAGAACCTTGACCGCTCCATTGCCCACATTGACCGTATTGCCAGAACCTTGCTTGATGGTGATTATCTGAGAACCCGTAGTGGCGTTCTCGATAATCATCACGCGGTTGACCGTGTTTGGCGCAATAGTCAGCTCGCGGGTGGCGCTCAAAGTCGCAGAAGAGGTCACCTTGAAATACATAGCTCGTGCCGGGTCGGTAGACCCATCCGCTACCGTCGTAGTCGCGTTGGCATCACTGCTGAAACAGTTCTGAGTGCCGTAGCCCAACGCCTCACCAATCAGCTCAAGGTTGGTGTTGGTCGTCGTGCCCCATGTGCCTGAACCTTCGCCGGTGGCGAGTTCAGACAAACGAAGATCATTAACATAAGTGACCATTTATATATCCCTTTAGGCGGCGTCTACGTCCTCGTAGGACGGAGTCTGCGACGTGCTTATGGTTGAAAAACTCGGAGTCTGCGACGTACTGACCGCAGCAAAACTTGGGGTCTGCGACGTGCTGACGGCCGAGTAACTCGGAGTTTGGCTATCATCAATGACACTATAGTCAGGCGTCATGTCTGGATCAACGATCCCCCAGACCAAAACGGTGCCGACTCCAGACGTGATGGATTGGCCGGTCAGGCTGACAATCGAAGGCCCAATCGGGGTGACTTCACCAACTGCGGACGTAACAGCCTGACCCGTGACCGTGACGTTGTTTTTGCCCGTAACGGTAAGGGCGCCCACCGCGCTGGTGATCGCTTGGCTGGCCGGCGTGACACTGGCTCCGGCATCAGTAGTGACTGAGCCGACCGCTGACGTTGCGCCCACGCCCGCAATCTGGGTGATCGCGCGCGCAACAATCTGGATCGAACCGACCCCAGACGTAATCGCTTGGCCGGTCGGAGTGACGTTCGCTTCAGCGTCAATGCTGAGCGAGCCTACGGCGCTGGTTGCGCCTGCGCCGGTAACAGAGACATTGGCTTCGGCGTCAACGCTGAGCGCGCCAAGTCCGGCAGTTGCCGCCACACCCGTAGGCGAGACATTGGCTTCGGCATCAGTAGTAACCGATCCAAGGGCGCTGGTAATTGCAAGACCGGTAACCGAGACAGAGGTGCTGAGCGGGGTTCCCCACGCCCCCAACCCCCATGTGCCTCGACCCCAGCCTTCTTGAGCCATTTTCTAGGCTCCGAGCTGTTTTTCGGCTTCTTTCAAATCGGCGACAGACCGGGTCATGATGTCCCTGACGGAATCAGTCAAAAAGTCTGTCGCCAAGCTGGCTTCCAGCAGCGCGATGGCGTTTTTAACGTATTGAATTGGCGTCATAACGCCAATCATAGCCTATGAAGCTTCGCAAAGACCTTGAAATTTGCGCTTGAGAATCTTCTCAACCTTGTTGTACGTGATGTTTGTGTCGGGAAACATGCTGTTGATCTGTGCGGCAACCCTGCGATAGCCCAAACCGCGCCCACTAAGCGCCTTAATGGCCTTAATCACCTCCTGTTCTTCAGGAATTGGCTCCAGCCGCTTTCTGGTCTTGTTTCCTATCTTCACAGGCACGCATTTATAACCGTATGGCGGAGATCCGCCAATAAAATAGCCCCTGCTGGCCCAATCGACCTTTCCATCCCCAAAACGGTCGCGAATATTGGCGTGTTCAATCTCAGAAACAGCCGACAACACCATTAACATGATCTTGTTAGCCATCTCGTTCATGTCAAAGCGAGAATTAAGGCCTTTCGAGCCCTCATGCTTGGGGTAACACACCGGAACGTCGCCAAATTGCTCGCAAAAATACAAAGTGACGCCAGAATCCTCCAAATCCGGCAGCAAACTAAGCAAATCGCCAGCATTCCGAGACAATCGGTCAAGCCGCGTACACACAATCACGTCAAACTCGTCCATAGAGTCGGTCAATTCTCGTGATCCGGGGCGATCCAGTATGGGGCGGGTGCCAGAAACGCCGTCGTCAACAAAAATCTCATCGACTTCGCGCCCATATTTGTCCGAAACGAACTGTCGAATAGCCTGCTCTTGCGTCTCCAGTGAGATCCCAGAACGAACCTGCTCCCTTGTAGATACGCGAACGTAACCAAAGACGCGGTTTATCTGCTTAATTGCCCTAACTGCGCTCATTCCGGTCTCCGCACAATGCAATGACCGCTAGCCGGACGTGAAATGCTCAGGTTGTTGCGACCATCCTTGGATCCCAGCAACTTGCGCTGCTCATGAAAAAACTCCAGAGCATCCTCAATGCAAGGAAACTTCACAGATTCGCCAACCTGTAACGCCTTAACTGGCGCGGTCACTTGACGCCGCCCTTGTAGCCGTACTCCGTAAGTTGCTCGTGCAGCCTCTTCCAATCAATATTGAGCGGCAGGCGCTCGCACGCGCGGTCGGCAAACATAACCTTGCCGTCCTTAACCAACTCAACGGCGCGGTACATCTTAGGCATGCCTTGGTAGCGAATCTCAATGTCGTGAAGCAAACAGGTGCGGCGCACCCGATTGTAGAAACGCTTCTTGTCTTGTGCTGTCATGCAATTCCCTCCAAAAAGAGGCAGAATTATGCACAATAGCGTGTCGATATGCAAGAGGTTTTAGGGGATCATGTCCAGCAAAGCCGTAATGGCGAGCTTTTCTCGCTCAGGGTGGCTTTTCCATAAAATATTCAAGGCCGGGAGCATTCCGTAGCGTATATCTCCCAAATTTTTTGGATCGGCCGCGCCTTCTGCGGCATCAAGAAGCGGGACCAAGAAAGACCCTATAGACCCTAAGCCGCGAAGAGCTGAGTCGCTCATCTCCTGCCCCAAGGCAGTGCGCGGCTCGTAGTTCATGGCCTCTAATCGCCGCTCTGACGCTTCTTTGATGCGCTTTGTGTTGCGCATTTCTTCTTTAGTAAGAGGAATGCGAAGGCTTTCTTTGAAAAAGGCAGGGTCCGCTGTTAAAGCTTCAATTAACGTAAGAGGCGCATTTGCGACCGGAGAAATTAACGACGAAGCAGCATCGGCCACAACATCTGCGGCCCCAAAAAAATAGTCTTTTGCGGAGTAATCGGGATCAGCGCCATAATCTTTCGGTATCTCTTTTAGAAACCGGAGGATCGTGGCTTTTGCGTCTTCGTCTGTGAACTCGGGTTCAGCGTCATATAAACCGCTAAGGCCAATTTCAATAGGGATTTCAAGATCAGGGCTGTCTAGCGCAGCTATTCCGCTGGGACCGCTGCGCGCAGGAGTTTCCATCATCATGATTCGTCTTCCGCGCGGCCCAGTTGGTCCCCAATGACTTTTTCGGCAGTAATGCCGACCGCTAACGGAATGCCAAACTTGTCGATAATTTTAATTTCGTCATCATCAAACACAACGTAATTTCTAGCACCTGTATTTTTATCAATATACGTGATGCCCTTAATCCCAGCATTTTTTAATCGCTCGGTCGCAGCCTCATACGACGTAGAAAGCGGGCTGGCGTCCATGTACATAAAGCGCCCGCCCTTTTCGTCGCTATAAAGGTCAGCATCCCGCAAAATCTTTTTAACAAAATCCGTTTGATCCTTCCCCCTTTTATCCCAGTCGAGCATTTCACCGGGATTTGGAACTGTCACCTTGTACATGTGGCCAATATCTGGGTTTCGCTTTTCAATCCAGTCAGCCATAGCCGCTGCGGTTTCTCGCACTTCGTCATCGTACTCAGGATCATCAGCCATTTTTCTGAAATCAGAAGGCCGATAATGAAGCATTGCCAGCTCGACTAAGGAGGCGCCAATTTCATCGTTTCCTTTCTCAAGGCGGTTGTACAGAGACAGCAATTCAGCCTCGTAAGCCTCGTCTCTGGGCGTAAAATCGCGACCGGTCACGTCATCTGAGCTGGCGTAATGACCAGCACCATACTGCTGGGCGCCTTCACCGGTGCCCCTAAAATCAGAAGAAAATCTGTCAAAAAGTTTGTCAGAGCCGTGGTATGCCTCTACCCGGTTAGGGTCAAGAGCCGCAATGCCTGCATTCTCGTCCGCAGCCTTGGCGGCCTTGGCAGCCTTATACGCCGCCTCTAAGATTTTTTTTGCCATTACTACGACTCCGGTGAGTCTTTAGACTCCGGTGAGACTTTAGACATCATATAGACTTGAGCGCCCACCATTGGGATAAACGCAGCCAACGCAAGCTTGTCGCCTTCAAGGGCTCTGGTAATTCTGTGAAGCCGGCCGGCCGCGCGCTGAAGATCACGGCGCGGCGCATCGCCGGAGCCCATGATCTCCTCAGTTACATTTGTTGTAATCGGCGGCGCAGGAGTAAATTCTCCGGGGCTATAGCCTGCACTTTCAATTATTTCGCGGTATGGACCCTCTGGGTCGCGCAATAAATTCCCAAAATCCGGGGTCTCCTGAATCATTGCGTCTGGCAGGCCGTTTCGGCGAATTAACTCAACCGGGGTTACGCCCTGATTTCTGGCAACCTCAACAACCCGCTTGGCCCAAGTCCAAACCATCTCCTGAATCTCAGGACCAGATACTGGCTCGCCTATACGGCGACTTAAAATCTCAGCAGCGTTTCGGGTTAGCGCGTTGGCAGCCAAGTAACCCGGACCTTTGCCGGGGTCCATTCTTGCCCGGTTAAATCCGGTGCCAGCAAAAATGTCTTGAGGCACGCCCATGTAGCGCGCCATCCATGTGTCATTTGTGACCTCAATCGTGTTCCCCAGCAGGTTCCGATAAAACGAATCCACTTTCGGGCCACTAATAACCAGCCTATCAAACTGGTCTTCCGGCTGATTAAGCGCACGTATGCTGTTGCCGACCCATGCGCCCAGCACACTGTCTTCGCCTTTTTCTCCTTCGACCGAGTCGCCCATGATCCTTATTTGCTCGCGACCAATGTCGTAGGATTCTTTTGTCCCGCCCAAATCTTCCCAACGCTTCAAGGCTTCTTCTGGCGAAATTCTGACCGCCCTGTTGTTTTGCGTTTTGCGGTTCGTCAACAACAAAGATGCGCCCGGCTTATCCATCATTCTAACCAGCGATGGATCAGCTAATCGTTGGCCCAAAGACCAGTTTTTAAACACGTTCATTGTGTTCAGAAGATTAGACTCGACCGATGTTTGTGGGCTTAGGGCCGCCAACAACGCAGCAAAACGGGGCGAATCATCTTCAAAAATGCCTACAATTGCCTCGGCACTGGTGCGATACCAGCCCCGTTTAACATTGCCCGCCTGAGCCACTGTCGCCATTTCTTTGGCGTTAGGCATTATTTCCAGAAGGTTGTCGATCTTTTCAGCGCTAGGCATGCGCCCCGTTTTTAAAATTTCTGGCTTAGTAAGGAACCGGCTTTTACCGGCCCGACCAACTTCTTTCAACGCCCTCGGCGCATCAGCTATTGTGGCCGGCTTGTCTTGCTCAAAAGGATAGATGGAACCAACGCCTTTATCCTCGGGAAGCCTGTTCAAGGCCTTGTTTAAGGAAGAGATTCCTCCCGTAATTATCTTGCTGGACATCTAAGCCGCCTCGCTTATGTTGGCTGAAAGCGTAGCCAGCCACTGATCAAACTCCAGAACCGCCGTCTGACTAACATCTTTGGGCAGAGCCGGGTTCAGAGCGTAAAGGGGAACCGTGACCCGGATCCCCTTGTTGTTGAATTTCCACACCAAGACTGGTGTGCGGCCGTTAGCCGAACGGCAAACCTGATCCCACCAAGCGGGCGAAAACCACCAGCCAGCCTTATAGGCCTTGCACTCAATGGCGTAGCCGGGGATTTCTATATCGCACAGGTTGTTGGCCTGATACTGATCAAGATTGCGCTTGCACTCGATAGTGTCGCCGCGCTCTTCAAAAAAAGCGTTTAGGCGCTTTACAATGGCGCGTTCAAATGCCGCGCCCTTGTTTCTGGAGTCAGCCATATGACTGATTCTACGACAATGCCGCAGTCCTGCAACGGGCAGGGTCGCCGGTTCTGCCTGATCGGCGGCGAGTGGGGTTCAAATCCCCGCCTGCGGCACCAAAACGCTCGATACTTCTGGGCGGCTCACAACTTATGGCACGCTACATCTTAGCGGGTTTCTTTTGCATCTTGGCGGTCTTCAGCCAAGGCCGCGAAAGCCAAGGCTGAACCAAAGACGCACGGTACATCTCTACGTCGCCTGAACGCGACTTCAACTTTGTGTGACAAGCGCGGCAAGCCTTGCTTTGTGGCTTGATCAACTTGCCGCACGCGCACTCTTTCATCCTCATGTGGTCCGTTCCTTTATGTTGGGTAAATACACATATCTGACTCACTTGTCATGGATGGATGTCTCCCTCCAAATGGTTCGCTTGCAGAGGTTGGGTAAATCGCTGCTAGTGACTCGCTTCATGCGCTTGGGTGGCTTTCTTCATGCGGCTCGTTTCATTTCGGATGGGTGGCTTTCGCCCTTTGACTCGCTTTAGTTCAATGGGTGACTAGCTCATGATGACTCGTTCGGCGATTGTGGGTGACTTATATCCTATGACTCGTTTCATCATCTTGGGTGACTAAAACGGCATGACTCGTTCCATAGGTGTGAGTGATTGTTTCTGAATGACTCGTTTCCGTATCTTGGGTAACTAACTTTGAATGACTCGTTTACAACATTTGGGTGACTCCTAAATCCTGACTCGTTTCAAATCTCTGGGTGACTTGCTCCGTGTGACTCGCTTGAAGGATTTGGGTGACTTGTGTTGTCTGACTCGTTTCATAATTTTGGGTGACTTGCCCCGTGTGACTCGTTCGACCACGCTGGGTGAATTCACATACTCTGACTCGTTTGATTCTTTTGGGTGACTTAGATCAGGCGGCTTAATCCGGCCACTCGTATTCTGGGAACGTCAGACGCATGGATGCGTCAATGTGCTCAAAATACTTAACCGAGCCGGGCTCAATGCCCGCTTTTAACGCTCCGCGATGGAATTGGTAAGCGCAAAACGTCATAAAATCGTCCGTTTGAGCCTGCAAAAACCACGGGTTTTTTTCGTTCCACTCGGCAATCCTATTCCGGTTATCCATCACGCAACCTTATGCACAATACCGAGCTTAGCCTCAGAATATTCTGGGGCCACCGGAAGTCCCTCAAGCTCGCGCCACACCTTGTACAGATCGGTCAAAAACCGCTTGACCATGTACCGAACCGACATGTTGTGGATGTGGCCTTTGCTTTTCTCCGCGTGAGCCGGCATGTGCTGCAAACGATGCTTATAGTTGTCGTACACCTCTCGGTAGGGACCGCCGGCCTTAATGAACGATGAGCCCAATACCCCAACCAGCTTGGTCTTCACAAAAGGATTGAAGGAAATCCCCTTCTTGGTCTGCTCGTTGCCCTCCGCATCGACGTAGGTTTGGTCAACAAGGTGCTCCTTCTGACGAGAACGGCCCTTACCATTAACCACGTCCAAACCGGCATAGGCATGAAGTGAAGACGGGTACTGAGCCTTGTGGATGTCAAACTGAGAAATAACTACAGCCGACATCATGGGGCCGCAACCCCTCACGTCCTCCAAAAACTCGGTGTAAATCGCAAACTCCTTGACCGCTTGCTGGATGCGTTTCTCCGCATCGTCCTCGCTCTCAACCAGCGCGTTGTACATCTCAATCAGCGCCAGCTCACTGAACGTAGAGATATGCCCGTCCTGCTTAAAGTTACGAGAAGTCAGCCGCGTCACTCCATCGGTGATCCGCTGGTACGAAGCGCGCAAAGATTGCAGCAACAATTTCGCGTCTATCTCTAATACCTCTTCGGGCTCACCGGGGCTTTGGCCGATTTTTTCCTTAAAATTCGCTACTACCGCATTGCCAATCTGGATCCGGTTGCGCTGGATCGTGTAAAAACCGTTGACGGCACTCTTCAGCGCCAAATGGTCAATATTCACCATTACTTGAGCCTCCAAGCGCGCACGCCTTCAACTCCACCTTCCGTCACGGTGCGTACCGTCACGAGATACTGGCCGCCGTTCCGATTGTTCCTTTTGCAATACGAATGCCTAGAACCGTTGACTGACTGCCTCAACTTATGAATGTCTTCGCTCTCAGAAACCGGAACAAAAAACGAGTCGCCTACCCCCATTTCAGACCAAGGGTAACGAGCAGGCCGACCAACGGGGATATAAGCCGGGGTAGGAACATCTTTGTCTACTTTAATTGTCATTCAAAAAACCTTTATCGGTGTGGGTGTCAGTGCATTATACCTATTCCGTGTCGTAACGCAAGTCGTTGCACAAAAATATTGTTACAACTTGTTGTAGAATAAATAGCAACTGGCGTCACATCTAATGCGAAAACCCATTTCGCGCACTCAACGCCAGCTAGGGGAGGTCGGCCACCCCGCGACTGCCCGTCCGACCTCCCCGACCCCCAAAAAGGCGCTTGAGATTTCGATAGAAATGAATGCGCCAAACTCAGCTAAAGCGATACGGCCATCGCCCGATCCGCTCAAGGGGGTGCCCCGGTCCTCGATGTTAGTAAGTGCTCACTAACAAACCGGATCCATAGAGACCCAAAGTTAGTAAGTACTTACCAACGCCGGCATCAGGTTAGTGTGCGCTTACTAACACAGGCCTCAGATCGAGGCTTGTCAGAGGCCGCCAAGGGCCGCCAGAGCGGCGCAATTTCAGGGAATACCCCGCTAAGGAAAAAACATCATCGTGGCTCAGAACGGCTTAGAGAGGCCTGACCGGACTAGATAGCCCTTCCCGCAGCACCTGTGCTCACAGGGTTGCGTTCTGGGCGCCCTCAAACCGCTCAGTTCGCTCAGCGGCAGGCCTTGGCGTGATTGGCGTCGGGCCGAATCGGGCATTTTTCGCGCGGGCGGCCTCCCCCGCGAGGGGCGGGGCGCCCCGCGCTGTTTTCTACGCCATCCAAGGCCGCCGGCGCTGTCATCAGACGCAGCTCACCTGTCTGTCGGCGCTAGCTCGTCGTTGACGCCCATCAGCTCGTGCAGACGCGCCTTGATGTCGTCCCGACTCATCGAGTCCACGTTGGCGTTGATGTTCAGGTTCTGGCTGCGGTGGACCGTCAGCCCTGCCAATTGGTTCAGCTCTTTCACGGCCGACACGGCCGCGTTGTAGGCGCCGTTCTCAAAACTGGTCTCGGCGATTTTCCAGAGCATGCCGCCCGTCTTCTCAGGCGTGATCGCGTACTTTTGCCGCAGCTCGTCTTGTTTGATGCGCACTGCGCGCGTGACATTTGGGAACGTCACCCCGTTCAGCATCTTCGATGCTGCCGCGCTGGGGAAGCTGAACCCGGCACGCCGGGCTGCCTCGGTCTGTCCGCAGGCGCCTTCGGTGTAGTGCCACACAAACGCCGCTTGCAGCTCGGTGATGTCGAGTTCCTCGTCCGACTCAAACTGCGGCACCGGGGTCAACTTCGGTCGTTTTTTCGGAGGCCTGCCGCGCTCTGCCATATCTCAGCCATGCCGGGGAATGAGGAGGCATTCTACCGCGAGAATGTGCAAACAGGGTACAGGGTAGGGTACAGCCCCGTTTTCGCGTAAGGGGCTTGCAGGGGCTACAAAGTATAACGCGCTACTATACTATTCAGTTCTTATACTTATTAAAAACAGCCCTTCTAGTAAAATGATACCCTACCCTACCCTGTCCAAATATCTATCCCAATCAACAACTTATCGCCAATCGTGACAGGGTACAGGGTACAGCGACTGTACCCTGTTGGGCACTTTGGCCGGTTTTGGGGTCTTTCCTGCAAAGTATAAGAATGACCAGTGTGCAGGATTGTGCGCACCTGTGCACCGTTGCTGTACCCTGTACCCTGAGCTGTACCCTGCCCATTCGGGCAAAAAAAAGGCCGCGTGAGCGGCCTTAGAATGCGTCTGTGTGCGTGGTTTACTCCTCGTTGATGACGCCTTTGGCGGGTCGCTTGAAGAAGCCGAACTTGGGGTCATCGCCTGACGGCGTCACTGTCGCCGTGAACGAAACGTGAGAGCCCGTCTCAGCGTCCTCTAAGGACGCAGGCAGCGTGCCCCAGACCTTGAACCCACGGTCATCGCGGACCAGCATTTTGATCACGCGGCCGTAGAAGCCGTCGTCTACTCGCGTGCTGACGATCACGCCTGCGATCTCCACGCGGCCCTCGGGGACATCCTCGGCGGCGTCGTGCTCAGCCTGCCGGATGGCCTCGCGCTCCGCCGCAGCGGCTTTCTGAGGCGCCTCAACGTAGTCGGTGATCATGGTCACAATGTCCTTGCAGACAGTGTCCACGTAGAGGTGACAGGCCTGTCCGTCGCGGCCGTCGAAGATGCTGCCGTGCCCAATGGACAGGTCGTCTTGCAGCGCCTCGACAATCTCCTGCGCCAGCTCAGCGGGCACGTAGGTGATGCGGCTGGTGTTGGTCCCGTCGCATCTTGGCTTGGGCTCGCCGGTGGGCAGAAACTCGCCGCCCATCGCGACGGTTTCATGCTCAGCTACAACGAAGCCGCCGTCGATGATGGGCCAAACCCAGTTGTAGTGATCGTGCGGGGCGTGCAGGCGGCCATCGATGCCAACGACTGGCTCGACGCCGTCATTGAGATCGCTTGCGCGGGCCATGAGCCGAGTCAGCCGACCCTTACGGGTAGACTCAGCATGCGCCAGATAGTCGCGGTAGCGATTGCGGACGCTCTCGATCAGTGCTTCGGTGGTTGCGTAGGTCATGTACGTGCGCTTTTTTCGGTTGGTGTGGGCGCATTATACTGAGTCCGTGTCGTATTGCAACCACCTGCACATGGAAATTACGCGGCCGGGCTAGGCCGCTTACGCGGCCTCCTTGAGCTTCGTGATTTTGCAGAGCACCCGGCAGTGCAGGCACTGGATGTTGTATCCGCCGGCCCAGATCACATCGAGCTTGACAAGGTGTCCGCCGATGATCCACTTGCCGCAAAAGTCTTTGCCGTAGACAACCACCAGATCATCCGAGGCTATGTCTGAGATTCCAGCTTTCTCAAATTTCTTTGCGATGCGCTCGTTGCGATTTTCGTGGGTGCGCTTGGCTCGGTTAATTGCGCGCTCAACGTGGTCGTCAAACGGATGCTCCGTCACGTCCTTTATCGTCTGCTTTGATACTTTCCTGTACAGAACAGACCAGCGTTTTCCATAATCTTGATCGCGTGGAAACATTTCACGTAATTCTGCTTGCAAAGCTCTGAACTGCTCTCGGCTCTCTTTCACTTCTGCCGGGATGTTGGCGATGCTCTCTGCGTCGGCTTCGGCAAATGCTGCGGTAAGTTGTTCAAGTAAGGTCATGTGGCAATCTCCGGTTGGTGGTGCTTCTACTGCCTTAACCCCGCCAGCTTTACCTGATGCGGGGGTGGTTGGTGGGCAATCGTTTATCCCTCAAATTCGCTTTCGTAATCTTTAGGCTTAACCATCAACGGAAGGTCTCCGCCCCGTGGAAAGTAGAAACGGGAGTACAGATACTCCTCCATGATCTGATCACGAGTAAGCTCATCTACGAGCACGTACTCCGCCATGCAACGGTCCCTGTCTATCATCGCGACGATAAGCTTGTCCTCGTGATGACCCACAACTTTGGCGAATATGCGCTGGCCGTGATCCGTGTATTGAATGCCTGTGTTGAATTGCAGTGTCTGGTTTTCCATGCTGTCTCTCGGTTGGTCGGTACGGTTGCCATTATACAGCTTCCGTGTCGTTGTGCAACTATTTATTTACCCCCCTATTGCTGCCTCACAATCTGAGTTGTGTGGTGAGTCCCCAGCTCATTGTGGATGCATTCGTCCAACCATTGGGCGGCGACGGCAGACATGAAATCCCCCAAAAATTCTCTTATCGGCTCCCC